GGTAAACTACAGGGCTTTTCTAATTATTGTTGTTTGATTATTGTTCGAATAAGGACTTACCAGTCTTGAGCTTGCTGACCTTATTACTTTTACCTATATTGGGTTGCTTAGCACCGTGTAATGCGTGACCATGATCACCGTCATTACCTACTTTATCAGTATATGCTGAATTAGCTCCGCCAGATTGTGTTTTAAGATTACCGACTTTGTTATTTTTGCCGTAGTTGACTTCAGTCGAAAGATTCTTAGCACCGCCAAGCTCTTCTTCGTCTTCGTCCCAGAAGCCTTCTTCATCTTCATCACCCATTTCACCCATGTCTTCTGTATCGCTAAACTCATCGTCGCCCATCATATCCTCTTCAGAATCAGGTCCCATAGCAGAATTAAGAACATCAAGAAGTTTTTCAGCTGTAGCGCGATCAAGTGTAAAGGTTACTTCACCTTCATCACCAAACTCATCACCTTCACCCTCAATGCCGAGAGCATCAAGTTCTTGGGAATCATCCATTTCACCGCTTTCAGGGCCACTAGGAGCGCCACCAGGTTGCATAACGTTTTCGTAAAGTTTATCAAAAATCGATTTTCTTCTCATAAAGTTATTTAGTCTCTCCTTAGCGATTTTTCCACTTTCTTTTACTAGTTCTCCGTCGTCTTTTGTAGCTACCGCTTTAGATTTACTATGGTTAATCTTCTTACGCATGGCTTTTTTAGGTGCCTTCTTAGTTTCTTCGTCTTCATCGTATGAAAGATCGTCAATTTTATAAAGATTATCACTAAGATCTTTTTTAGACATTGTCTTCTTATCGATCTTAGCAGGCATATAACCAGCCGTTGTCTGTGGTCCTCCTTTAACCAAAGGTGCTTCGCCGATTTCGCCTGCTTTAGGTCCGATCTTGCCTTCTGAAACAAGCTTGTGTTTAATACCGTTTAACATACTACCGTATAAATTTCCGATAGATGTGAAGTCATTCTTTGGTTTTGCCATATATATATTTATATAAAGATGACTAAAGATACAAATAAAACAAAATACTATCTCGGAAATCCAAATTTACCTGCTGCTGAGGCGCAGATTGCTTACGAGCCATGGATGTTAAAGGATATGGCAAAGAGTAAGCAAAACTTACTTCACTTTGCAGAGAACTTTTTTTATATTATAAATCCTGAAAAAGGTAAAAAGCAGGTTATTAAGCTCTTTCCTTATCAAAAGCAAATTTTAAGGACGCTGAGAGATAATAATAAAGTAATATTATTAGCTAGTCGACAATGTGGCAAGACGACTCTGCTAACTATCTATGCACTATGGGTTGCGTGTTTTAATGACTATCAAAATATAGTGATTGTTGCTAACAAGGAAGCTACTGCTATTGAAGTTTTTAGACGTATAAAGCTAGCATATGAAGAGCTACCTGAGTGGCTTAAACCCGGTGTCATATCGTTTGCTACTACAGCTTGCGAATTTGATAATGGTTCTCGAATATCTATCTCTACTACTACAGGATCAGCTGCGCGGGGTATGACAATCACGACTCTTTTGCTTGACGAATTAGCCTTCATCGAGCCCGCTTCAATCTTAGATGATTTTTGGCGGTCCGTATATCCAACAATATCGCGATCATCAACCGCAAAAGTTCTGATTGCTTCCACGCCAAACGGTACTGGTAACTTATTCTATAAGCTGTTTGATGGAGCAGAAAAGGGTGAAAATGGATTTGTATACGAGCGGGTCAGGTGGTATGATATACCTGGTCGGGATGAAACCTGGAAGCAAAATGAAATAAAATCTATGGGATCGATAGAATCGTTTTTACAAGAATATGAAACAGTATTCCTTGAATCAGGCGAATCTTCTATTGATAGTGAGCTTTTTGCGCAAATGCAATTACTGTGTATAGAGCCTAAGATTATACTAGATGACGGTAACTATAAAATTTGGAATGAACCTGATCCGTCAAGAGTATATGTAGCAGGTGTCGATGTATCTGAGGGAGTGGGTGCGGATGCTTCTGTTATACAAATACTAGATATTACAGATATAAAAGATATTAAGCAAGTTGCTGTATATCACAATAGAAATATACCACCTCTAGAGTTTGCTAATAAAGTGCATACTATACTGTTAAACTGGGGTTCACCATTGGCTCTTATCGAACGTAATAACTGCGGAGCACAAGTTGTTGATAGACTTGCATTCGATGTAGGTTACGAAAAAGTTGTATCGTATGGAGCTAAAGCCGCTCTAAGAAATAGGCCACAAATGGGTATGATAGCTCATACTAACACCAAATATAAAGGTGTTATGAATATGCGGTATTTTGTTAACGAGGTACGATCTGTTACTATACAAGATCTTAATACACTTAAAGAAATGCGTGACTTTGTAAGGCATTCTAACGGCACATGGAAAGCAAAAAGCGGCTATCATGACGATAGAGTTATGTCATTTATGTATGCGCTGTACATCTTAGAGAAGGAAATAACAGAGCGATACTTTGATATACTTGAATTAGATGATCACGGTAAGCCAATGTCTATTGAACCTATGGATTTTGGTGTTGCTACATTCGAGAACGCTACATCTATATATAACGATTTTGAAGTGGTAGGCTTAAATAATCCATACATGACGCCAATTGTTTTTGGTATGGGATACTCAGAGCAACTCTCAGAAATGGAAACACTAGCAGCAGAAGGATGGAAACCATATGGCCACTAATTTATATCAGCAATCAGTTCTTAATAAATCACGTGTTGATAAGTTTAAGCTTGTCTTTCAACTACCTAACTCGTTAAAAAAGATTAATAGGCATCAAGATAGAAAAAACGCTACCGTGATGCAAGACTCACTACAGTTTTCTATTTACGGTACTGTAGTGCCAGCAATAACGGTACCTGCACTTGAGATACGATATTCTGGTAGTACACTGTATAATTCAACACACAGTAAAAGTCCATATCCACCTGTAACAATTAATTTTACAATTGATAATGAGTATAATAATTACTGGGTAATATATAAGTGGCTCGATCTACTACATAATGAGTATACAGGTTTATTTGATGCTGATAATCTAATTGATGATGATGTATTTAAAGACTATCAAACTGACTTAACAGTATATGGTCTTGATGAATATAATAACGAAAAAATAAGATTTACATACACAAAAGCCTTCCCCACTGAAATAGGAGGTATTAACTTTAGTTATAGGGAGGCTGGTGAGATTGAATCGTCCTTTACTTTCGTATACTCACAGATGCATACTATGCTTTTAAACTAAAAGTTCCCCCTCAAATGTATAAATAATTGTATGGCTAGACGTACAATTAATTCACCCGGTGTTGAAATAGGAGAAGTTGATCTTTCTCTTAGAGTACCTACACCCGCAGGCACAACAGTATATGTTACAGGTTACACAGATCAAGGTCCGATAGATGAGGTTTTAGCGGTATCAAGCTTAAGTGAATTTGAGCAAATTTACGGTACACCAAAAACTCCAGCGGAGAGATACTTTTATCAAACTGTAAAAGCAACATTCAATTCTACTGCATCCTTACTCGTAAATAGATTACCTTACGGTCCTGGTACTGGCGAAGGTTTTGGCAGTGCTATTTCGCTTCTTGCTTATCCAGCACAAGTTATCTCTAACCACGCTACTACAACGATGATAAGTGGTGTCAGTGTCGCGTTAAACTTCGCCCCTGAAGTTCGCGCAGCGGCACTTTCCGGTGCTGCTTTTGATATCCCTCTCTCCAATGGACGTATCGTAACAATCAACTTTGCTATTGATGGTGTAGCTCCAGCTCGTGGATTGAACAACACAAGTACTGCAGCGCTAAATACTTGGACGATACCTATCGTATCAGATCCCCAATCGACAATAACGCTTATCAGGGAAAAAATCGCATCACAGATAAACCTTTCTGCAGGTGTGACGCTTGCTACTAGTTTAACTTCAGGTATTAATTTTATTCTTTCTGCACAGCAAAACAGAACATTTGTAGCTGCTGTGTCGACTTCTGTTGTAGCAGGTTTAGATGATCCAGGTGATATCTTTACAAGTACTGTTATTAGTACGATCAGTTCAACAGGCGGTCTTTCTAATACCATGAATGTTAGTGCTGGTACTTATTTACTAGGCAAACCTACTCAGTTTAACATTACTCAACAAGATTATCAAAATCTTTTAAATGGTACTCTTTTTAGTTGGAGCGATTTAACAAGTACAAGCTTTTCCTCAATATCTGCTCTTTCAAGCGCAGCTGTTATCGTTGTAAACAAAGGACAAACAATTGTTGATGGTAAGTATCAAGGTTATTACTTAGGCTTAGCAGACAATACAAATATTAACCCTGCTACTGACTATGACGCTATACGCACTGCTTACACAACAGCAATGGCTGCACCTACTACAGGTCTAACTGCATATGTTGGAATGCCTAAAGCAAGATTTGATTTCTCACTTACAGCTACAGCGGCGTTCGGTACTAACCCGGCTACAGGTTCTATCTCGCAAATAATGGAAGAGAAGATTACAGATTACGATACATCTACTACCGACTTTGCTGATACCCTTAATGTTGGTGTATTTAAACTCAGACAGTCGGTATTTGCAAATGATGCAACTACACTAAGCTACCTTCTTGAAGAGGGATATAACGGCTCTATCGGCTATTATAGGCAAATTAATAATTCTGCTGGAGGTGCTCCGATTAACTTCTTCTTAGAAAACGTTGAAAATAATTCAAGAAATATTAACATTCTTGTTAACCCATACATGTCAGATTATTTTGGTGGTATTAGACTTGACAATAATGGTAAACCTCTTAAGAAAGTAAGAATTATTTCAAAGCAACTTGAAAATGCCTTAGGCTCGACTTCACTTAGTGGTTATACTGACGCAGGTTGTACGCTAACTCAATTACAAAATGCTGCTGCTGCAATTGACTATGCTGATGCTCTATTCCCACTTGGTGCTTACGGTGAAGTAAAAGTTATTGATAAACAAGTAGGAAATATTCCTTCTAAAATTACACGTGCTCTCGATCGTATTAAAAACGATGAAGTATACAATGTTGATATTATTGCGGAAGCTGGTCTCGGTACAATCTGGACAACCGTTTGTGCTACTGGACTATCTTACTTCGACGATACTAAGACAGCTCCAGCAATTGAATCCCTTAGAACACCGAATGATCTAGGTGCCGCTACCCAAGCAAGAGATTACTACAGTACAGTATTTAGCTTATTCAATGTATTCTGCGGACCTATTAAAGATGGTGGTCGTGGCGATGTGCTATTCGTTGCTGATCCTCTTAGACAAATCTTCATAACAGGTAAAGATTCAAAGATCATTAATATACCAGGCAAGAATTTCTCAACAGATATTTATTGGGCATTAAGACATCAATTTGAAAATGCTAACACCTCGTATGCTACTACATATGCAAACTACTTTAAGGTATATGATAACTATAGCGGACTCTATATGTATGCTCCTCCTTCTGGCTTTGTTGCTGCTAAAATGGCATCGACTGACTCTGATGTTGGTCCGTGGGTAGCGCCTGCTGGCTTTAACCGTGGTATGGTTAACGCTGCAATGGATATTGCTTTTGCTCCTAACCAAAGACAACGTGACGAGCTGTATAAGATTAATCTTAACCCAATTACACGTTTCCCAGATCAAGGTATCGTAGTATTCGGTCAAAAGACACTACTTCGCAAGCCAAGCGCGTTCGATAGAGTTAACGTTCGTAGAAGCTTTCTATATCTTGAGAAGGCTACTAAGTCAGTAATGAAGTTCTTCCTATTCGAGAATAACACACTATTCACAAGAACACGTGTTGTTAATACACTTAAGCCATTCTTTGAAAGAGTTAAACAATCTGAAGGTCTTTATGATTACCTTATCGTTTGCGATCAACGCAACAATACTAGTACAGTTATCGATAATAATGAACTTGTTGTGGATATCTACTTGAAGCCTGTTAAGTCTGCAGAATTTATTCTTGTTAACTTCTATGCGACTCGTACTGATACTAACTTCCAGGAGCTAGCAGGAGGTTAATCAATATTATAT